TTAACATAATGCAAAATGCATATTCGGCATCTTCAGCGCTGGCGCAGCTTCGGCGGGCGAGGGGGTCGTAAAGGATACGATGACGGCAAGTGCAACGCATGCCGCTGTCTTGAGTAGCTGTTCGATGATCGAGTGATCATCGGTTCCTCTCAGGCGTTCTAGCCTGATGAGTGATGCGGCCGGCATCGCGCGCCGGCCTGCTTTTGCGCTTGATAGGTTCGAAGGCGTCATCCCTATAGCGTTCGCTAGGTCTTCGTTCGTCCATCCTCTTTCGCGCATTACCGCTTCGCACTTGGCTTTCAGGTCCATTTCCTTGGCTCCTGTGATTTTTATCAAGTTTAGTGTCTGTTCATCTTGACAATCAATGTTCAAGTTGAATATCTTCTGTAAATGTTCTTTTTGAACATTATTCCGGCACCGATCCAATGAGCGATTCCTGCCGGCACCACATGGGGGCAGAAGATGAAGTCGCACCAGGAACGCAAAGTGGAGCTTCAGGCCATGGTCGCCATTGAGCGTGCCAGGGTCCGCGCCAAGTTTTCCGGTCTCGCCGAAGCCCTCGATCGCCAGCAATACGCCCGCGAGCAGTCGCGGCGCAAGTCGAAGAGGTAAGCACGATGTCTATCAAGGTCGAAATCTCGGACGAAACCGTCCATCTCAAGCAAGGCGTTTCCGGTCGTACTGGCAAGCAATACAGCATTCGGGAACAAGAGGCTTGGGGCTACTTCCTGTCTGCCGATGGTCGCCCGCATCCGCATCCGATGCTCATTCGTCTGAGCTTGGAGGATGACCAGGCGCCGTATCCGAAAGGCGCCTACGTTCTGGCGCCCGAGTCGTTCTATCCCGATCGCTGGGGGCAGGTCTCGTGCCGCGCCAAGCTTCGCCCGGTTGCTGCCACGCCTGCTGCTGCGAGGGCCGCGTGATGAACGGCGATCTTCAAAAGCTTGCTGACGAGATTGTGCATAAGGCTACGCAATTGTCCTATTTGGTCGTCACATTGGATATGGACGCGGCCGACAGGGCAGAGGCGGTGCGTCTTGCGCTTCGGCTGACATGGGACACGGATTCGTTTCTTCGTGACCTGATGAAGAGGGCGGACTGATGTTTTCCGTAACAGTGACGGAAATGATTCAAGTCATTCGGGCCTGCCGCATCCGTTCGGCGGTTCGGGCAATTCGCTGCGGCCGTAGTCGCAAGGCATTCCGCAGTGAGTTGAACTGCATCGGCACCTTCCACCGGACGGCCTGATGCACCTGCATCCCTACCTCGCCGCCACTGACTGCGCCTTCACCCGCCTGGTGCGGGCGAATTACTGGTTCGTCGCCGACCTCGACCACCGCAACGCGCAGTATTGGCGTGATCAGGTCGCACTTTGCGAAGCCCAGTTCATCGCGCAGTCGGTCGGCAGCGCAAACGTGCCTGCGGACGTGCTGGAGCGTCGTCAGCGCCTGGTGCGTGACCAGGTAGGGGTCGCCATGCGGACCGGCTACGAAGCCGCCTCCAAGCGCTGGCACAAGGGCGGGACCGATGTTGCTCATTGACTGGCTTACTCTGCGCATCAAGCTGCATCCGTCCATGGGCCAAGCCCTTTGGGACCGCGTCATGGCCTGCCGTGGCCGGATGCAGTGCTTCGACAGTGATGGCGTCCTCATGTGGGAAAAGAACACCCTCGACGTCGATAAGCTGCGCTCGGACACCATCGGCCTCGTCTGGCAAATCCAGTCCGATGGCCGGGATGAATACCTGGTCGTGGCCGGATCGCCCGCGAGCCTTTCAAACGACGGCCTGAACGTCTTCGGCTCGCTCGACATCGTTCAGTGCGCCGAAACCGTCATCCGCGTCGCTCGCAAGTCACTGCAAGCCATCCTGCCTGGATACATGGCCTGGCAGTGCCGCCGGATCGACATCACCGGCAATTACCTCCTGCCCGACTACGACACCGTCAAGCAAGCGCTGCAAATGCTCATGGTCACCGATGGGGGCCGGCGTCGTGCGTCCAGCGCCAAGAATGGCGGCGACACCGTCTCATGGAACCCCAAATCTGACTTGGCAAAGGGCAAGGCATACCACAAGGGTCCTCAACTTCGAATGCTGTCCAGAAAGGGCAAGGTCGCCGTTTCTGAAGAGCAGTTGAACCTTGCCGATCGGCTGCTGCGCCTGGAACACACCCGGCCTAGCCGCTGGTTTCGGCGGCTGGAAGAGGCGGGCGGGAAGTGGTGGGACTTGGACGAAGACAAGCTGCAGGGGCTGTATCGGGACTTCTTCGGTCCCCTGGTGGATGGCGTGGAGGTGAAGGACATGGAACGGGATACGGTCATCAAGATGGTGCGCGATGCGAACGACATCACGCGGGGCAGGGCGGAAGCGGCATTCACCACGTTGCTGAATATCCGGCAGTTCGGTTTTGAAACCGTCAAGGGTTATATGGCGCCGCGCACATTCTATTTGCATCTGAAGTATTTGCGCGCGGCCGGCATTTCCGATGGCGACATGCATACCGCGAAGATCATCCCGCTGCGGCCGGTGCGGATCGTGCTGGCGCAGGCGGTGGGCTCGTGGGATGAACTGCGGAAGGTGGCGTGATGTTCTGTCCGGAATGCGGCGGTTGCGTGACGTGGCGGAAATGGTACCGGCGGGGCAGATTTTTCTTGCTTCTCCATCTCATCACGACGTTTGTTGTCGTCTGGCATCCCTATTCCCTGTGGCTGTGGATATCGCTCTTGTTTTGTGCTGTAGGAGTGGCATGCCTGATTAGGGCAAAAATTGAATACAAGAGGGCAGGATGCTTTGTGTAGAGGTCGCGTCAGATGGAACGGTTTATGTGGTTGATCCACAGCCTTCTGATTTTTCAACCTGCGCGCTTGTGCTTGTCTCTGGCGATCAAAGCGCGCCTTTCCAAATCCCTTCGAACGATCAACTGGCCGAATCGTTCGGGTTTGCGTTTTCGCTGGTCATGACCTGCGGAGTCGTGGGATTTCTAATCGGCCGTCTCGTTAATTTCTGGAGGTAACACAAATGGACTTCTCTTCGCTGACTTCGGCAGTCGATACGGGTGATGTGGTTGCGGCCATGATCGCGATGGGTGCAATCATGATCGTGCCGAGTGTGGCCAAGTGGGCGGTCAAGAAGATCGCAACATTCTTCGGCTGATACCGGACAGGGGGCGAAAGCCCCCTGATGCTTTCAGGGGTAGGCAATGGCATGGCTATTATTCTTCGCGCTGCTCGGCTTGATCTGCGGCATCGCGTTTTGGCTGGGGTTCTCGGCATGATGCAATTCCGCGCGGCGTTGTGGTTCCTGGTCGGCTTTCTGCTATCGGCAGTGCCTATGCTTGTGTGCGCTGATGATTATCCGCCTGTTCGGATGTATAGATTTTATAGTGATAGCGTTACGCCTCGGCATTATGGCCCAGATCAATTCGACAGAATGAGCGCGTGCCTTGATGGGTTTTCGTGGGTTAAATCGAGAGCCGTTAATCCGAACCATTATTTGTATCCGGATTTGGTGGATAACTCATGTCGAGCGGTTATGGTTTCTGGGACGGGGCCGAATAATTGGGACTATGATCCTATTTCGATTGAGATTATCAATAAGTGTCCGGGCGGTGGAACAAGGCAACGCGTCTCCATTAATCCGGATGTGTACATGTGCGTGAATGCGCCGCCGTGTGAGCCGAATGAAACGCGCGATGAATTCGGCCTTTGCATGGAAAATCCAACATGCGATCAAGGGGATGCGGTGACGGTCGTGGCAGGGGTTGGTTATGCACTCACTACTGAAAATGTGGATGACTGGATCAATCCGGTTATCCCTACATGGGCATGTCACGATGGATGCCGTGCGGCAAATCTTTCTATTATTGAAGACTCGTGCGAAACGCGCTCATGGGAAAGCGGTCCGCCTTATCCTGGGTACTGTGAATTCACTGGTGTGCTGACTGGGGCATTTTGTTCGAATGACAATATGCTGCCGCCGATACCGTGTCCGGAAGGCTATAATTTGGGCGAAGTGAATGGCGTGCCGGGATGCTATCCGGCTGGTGATGGTGGTGGCGATCCTGATCCTGGCGATCCTGATCCTGGCGATCCGGACCCGGACGATCCTGACCCGATACCTGATCCAGACGATCCGAACAATCCAGGCGGAAATCATGGCGGCGGAACGGGTGGCGGTAATGGGGGCTCTGGTACTGGTGGTAACGGCGGTGATGGCGGAAGCGGCGGCGGTGGCGGCAATAATCCGGGTGGCGATGGAAACGGTGTCGGATCGGGTGACGGTGACGGCGATGGGGAAGGGGAAGGGGAGTGCGAGGGTGATGATTGCGGCCCTGGCGCCCCTGGTGAGATAGGCGAGTTGTATTCAAAGAAGGATAAAACGTGGGGAACCGTTCTGACGGATTTCCGGCAAAAGGTGTCGGATGCGCCGTTCGTTCAAGCGGCAGACGGCTTCTTCACGGTGTCGGCGTCGGGCTCCTGCCCGGTGTGGCGCACCACGCTTCCGATGGTTGGCACGATCACAATCGATCATTTTTGTCAGTCGTGGGCGCTGATGTGGTTGCAAATCGCGGGCTATGCGGTGCTCGCTGCCGCGTCGTTTGCGGCGTTTAGGTGGGCTTTTTTATGAACTGGCTGACGGATCTTACGAATTGGCTTTTCGAGCTTGTCAAAAAGGCAATCGATGCGATATGGGATTTTCTTCAGGATGCCTTTATCGCGGTGGCTGATGTGGTGCTCGGAATTGTCGCTTCAGCCATAGAGGCCATTCCTGTTCCCAGCTTCGTAACGCAATACAGTCTGGGCAATTTGCTGAGTCAAATGCACCCGGACATCCTCTTCTTCGTTGGCATCCTTCAAATCCCGACCGGCCTAAGCTTCTTGGCTGCGGGCTTCGGTGTGCGGATGATCCGCAAGGCTGTGACGCTGTTCCAGTGGTGATCGACCATGTTCTTCTTTCACGAAGGCCTGCCCGGCTCGGGCAAAAGCTATGAGGCTGTCACGAAGCATCTGATCGGCGCCTTGGCAAAGGGCCGGCCGGTCGATGCCTATGTTGAGGGTTTGGACCATGCCAAGCTCGCCGATCTGGCCGGCATCACCGAAGGGCGCTGCCGCGAACTGCTCGTGACGCTCACGCGCGAGCAAGTGCCTGACGTCTGGAAGCACAGCCGTGATAACGCCCTGGTGTTTATCGATGAAATGCAAAACTTCTGGCCGTCCAACAAACAGAAGCTCGGCCCGGAGATAACGCAATTCATCACTGAGCACCGACATCGCGGCCAGGACATATGCGGCATGGGCCAGGACCTGCGGGACGTGCATGCGATGTGGCGGCGCCGCTGCGGGCAGAAGGTCGTGTTCTCGAAGCTCGATGGTCTTGGCCGTGATGGGAACTATAGCTATCGCCTTTACAAAGCCGTTACACCGGAAAAGTTCGAGCTCGTCAGCAAGGGCGTGGGAAAGTATGACGAGAAGTTTTTCGGCAGCTACGCCAGCCATACCAGCGATGACATCAACACGGAGAACTACAAGGATTCGCGGGCGGTGCTCTGGAACACGTGGCAGTTCCGGCTGGGGCTCCCAGTATTTGCGGTGGCGGTCGTGGCGGCATGCTGGTTCTTGTATAACGCGCTGTGGGGCGGCGAGTTCATGAAGCAAGAGAAGCGTGAGCCGGCGCACGTCATCGATGAAGGGCCGGTGCATGTCTATGTGCCGCCAGTTCCGCCAGGCCGGGCGCCTGATGCCGAGCCGGCGCCGGTGCCGCTTGACTACGTTCAGGAAATCTCGATCAAGTGGCGTCCGCGCCTGTCGGGCTGGATCATGATGGGCAGCAAGATGGAAGGGGTGGTCGAGTGGTATGACAGCAGTTTGCGCCAGCAGGAACGGCTGTCGGTGCAGCAGTTGATGAAGCTGGGCTACAAGTTCGAATACAGCCGCGAAATGCTCTGGATTCGGAAGGATGGCTTTGAGTTACTGGTCACGTCCTGGCCGATGGAAGCCATCGGGCGCCTCTCGCAACAGCAGAATCGCGAGGTCGGCGGCGGATGAAAAATCCGACGAAGGAGGATTGTTTCATCCGCCGCCGACTGACTACGCTGCGGCCATAGCAGGCGCCTTTGTCGTCACCGTGACGATAAATCACGGCTATTTTTTACTGTCACCGTGACAATAAATACAATCACAAATATTCGTCACGGTGACGTAAAATAGAGCCATCAAATAAGGGGATGGTCATGGCAAAACAGCTTGATGACGTGGCAACGCTCGAATTGCCGATCGAGGCTCCTAAGAGGGGCAGGGGGCGTCCCAGCACGGGCAAAGCGCGTTCCAGTGCAGAGCGCATGCGGGAACTACGCGAACGCCAGCGCACTGCCGTATGGGGCGCTGATGAAGAGGCTAGAGATATTCCCGTCACCGTGACGGGAATGATTGAGCAATTGCGGTATGCTGTTGCTAATGGTTATGTTGCTGTCGCGCGTCACCTTTCTGATCGGCTGTTGAAGATGGCCATGGAAAATAAATTGCGTAACAGTGACGGAAAATGAATTGAGGTGGATGATGGTCAATCCAGTGAGTTACGAGCAGGACGTTGTGGCGTGGGCGAACGAACAAGCGCGGCTGCTGCGTGCGGGTCGGTTCGACTTGTTGGACATCGAGCATATCGCGGACGAGATTGAAGACGTGGGCAAGAGCGAAAAGAGGGAATTTGCGAACCGGATGGCGCTTTTGCTGGCGCACTTGCTCAAGTGGAAGCATCAGCCCGAGCGGCGCGGTTCGAGCTGGGAGAAAACGATCAAGGCGCAGCGTGTCGCCCTGGCCGACTGCATGGATGACACTCCGAGTCTGAAAGCCTCGCTTGATGATGCGCGGTGGTGGCGTCGTGCCTGGATCGACGGGCAAGGGCAGTTCGAGCGCGAAACGGGCCTCCAGGTCGATCTACCAGAGGAATGCCCCTGGACGACTGCGGAAGTGCTCTCGCAGGGTTGGAAACCCGAGTAATCGCCGGCAGAATCCACCAGCTCGAGGATCCATCGCTGGCCGAATCCATCGGCACGGACAAGGTGTAGAAGTTCGATGCCGCGTCATGCCGTCCTGCGCGGAAGCGCCCAGCACGGCCAAAGCACACCTCTGCTCTGCAGAACAGACCCGACCGCTACGCGCGGTACGCCGTCGAGCCGGACGGGCGGATTCTCATTTCCTCCACACTAAATCAGTCTGTAAGGCGATTCCGCCCCCTGGTCGGTGTTTCCGGGCCCGGACCGGCCTCTGTCGCCTGGATCGCGCGGTGTAGAACTCAGGGAACCACCTTGCCGTCACCGGCGCGGGCGCCCGCGCCACGACGAGACCGTAACGGCTTGACGGCAAGAGGTCGCCGCAGGCGATCCGCGAAGCGGACAAGGGCGTGATCACGCAGTGATCAGGGGCTTGCCTCGCGCAGGGCGTGGCGGGCGGCCTTCAGGCCGCTTCTGATCTGGCTCGCTCTTCGAGCGTGGTTTTAGTCCGGGTCCGTATGTAACACCCGGACTTTGTGCAACGGGTTGCAGTTTGAGCTATTTTTGTGTCTTCGATTGATCGACTAAAGGCAATCAAATGATTAAGTACTAGTCCATCGAACTGCATTTCAGCTCGGACATGCGTTCACGCGTTCTGCGGCGATCATCGGTCAAGCGCTGGGTGGATCGTTGTCGGGCTTGCGCGTCGATCTGTCGGATGCGTTTCCGAAGCTCTTTGCAGTTCGGGTGTTCGTTGGCGCTCGATCCGACCATCGCCACGCGTGGGCTGCTCGGTTCGGGGTTAAGGGCATTAAGGGCACGTTGGGCTTGCTGTACGGGATAGCGTGGCACAACAGACATCGTGCCGGAGAGTGTCGTTTGCTGTCCGTCTTGGCAAGGCTGGTCCTGGTAAATGGTTCGACCGGCCACGATGCACCGATATAGCCCATTCGAGTGCTGTTGCTGATCTGGTGCAGTGTAGTAGGCCTCTGCGCGGTGTGCTGGCGCCTGATACCTGGGCGGCGGCGGGATATCAAGAGCCGGGGCGGGGGTGTCCGGCGCCGTTGCTGAGGGTGGTAGTGTAGGCGCCGGGTTTTCCTGGAAGAGCACATAGCCAATGATGGAAAACAGCCCGGCGGTGATCAAAGCGGCGATGATGTGATCGGATTTCATGCCTCTATGATAGGCGCTTCTGTCGCCTGTCATGTATGACGTCGGTCACACTCCGCAGGGCCGGCGTGCAGCTTAGGCCGTCATCCTTACAAGCATCAGGCCGAACCGGCTTTCAAGGTTCAATTGCCTGCGATACCAGTCCGCGCGAGCCTCGGCCGCATCCTCGGCCGCCTGGGCACGCTCGATCTCGGCGCGCAGTTGCTCGATCTGACGTTCAAGGATGGAAACTTGCTGCGACCGCCAGAACATCGCCTTGAGCTCGCCGCACGAAAACGGCCGGCGCCAGGCTGGATGCTGCAGGCCGCAGTCCGCCAGGCTGAACCCGTCCCAGTCGGAACCCAGCAACTCGGCCAGGTCGATGACTTGGCCTTGTCGCAGGGAACCGGGGCGGGGCTTGGCGGCGGGCATGTTGAGACTCTATGCTACCTGCAAGGCTGTGGAAGGGCGGAAAAGCGCCAGGATTGCCGCTTTGATCCGACGAAGGGCCTTTTGAACTTTACATAATGCAAATTATCGCGGCTTTAAGCCAACCGGACACGTCCAAGGTACTTCGATGGATTGTGTCATTGGACAACCCTTGTTTGGCGGACAAGCCCCAGGCACACCCACTATCCAGACAAGAGGTGTCCTGTGGTCATTTTCGGAGTCATCGGTACCAAGGGCGGCGTCGGCAAGACGACGCTGTCAGCGAATATCGGCGCGCTCATCGCCGACATGGGCCTCCGTGTCCTGCTTGTCGACGCGGACATCCAGGCCAGCCTGTCCAAGTTCTACGATCTCGACTACCAGGCTCCGCTGGGCCTTACCGAGGTCATCCACCGCGGCGCGATCACGGACGCGTGCATTTCTCACACCGCGTGGGAGCGCCTGGACATCGTGCTCTGCGACGCACCGCGCCGGCAGCTCGCCGGCGATGGCAGTTCATCCGATCTGGAGCGCTTCCTGCAGAACCGGATGGATATGCCGATGATCCTGCGGCGCGCCTTGCGGGCACCCTACATCGACGAAAACTACGACGTCGTGGTTATCGACACTCCAGGTGCTCAAGGGCCGTTGCTGTTCACCGCCGCGCTTGCAGCCGATCAACTGGTCACGCCTGTCCTCCCGGAAACGCCTTCCGCGCGTGAGTTTCGCACCGGCACGCTCGAGCTGCTCGGCAAGCTCTCCGAGGCGGCCGTGCTCGGGATTCGGCCCGGCCCTGTCACCGCAGTCATCAATCGCGCAGACCGAACCAACGACGCCAAGCTGGTGATGGCCGAGATCCGCCAGGGCTATTTGGAGTTCGGCGGCAACGTCCGCGTGGCCAGCGCCGTGATTCCCGCAGCGGTCATCTACAAGGAGGCAGCCACTCACCGCACCCCCGTGCATCGCATGCGCTCGATACAGGCATTCGAGACGATGCATCAACTGGTCTGGGAGCTTCTGCCCAACCTGGAAGGCGTCTATGCCGGCGCCACCACCGATGGGATCGAGAGCAATGAGTAGGCCCAAACGTTTGCCGGGTGATGCACGCGTGGCTGACCTGGCGCACGCAAATCTGATGAAGGAACAGCGCGGCCGCGGCCCCTCGCCCAAAACCATGAGCGAAGCCGAACTCCAGGCCCATATGCGCGCCAGCCTGAATGTCCCGAATCCGCCGGACAAGTCCCACACCCTGGCGACCGAACTCGAAGGCCTGATCCAGTTGCGCATCACCGATGTGATGCCCTACGACCGGAACCCGCGCCAGCACGAGAACGAACGCTACAGCGACATCAAGGAATCGATTCGGGTGGCCAGTGTCCTGGCGCCGATCGTGGTCACCCGTCGTCCGGGCAACAGCCGGCACATGGTAGCGGCTGGCGGGAACACCCGTCTGAAGGCACAGCAGGAGCTCTGGTCGGAAACCGGCGATGCCCGCTTCGAGTACCTGCTGGGCATCTATCGCCCCTGGAACAGCGAACTGTCCACGATGGTCGCGCACATGGCAGAGAACGAGTTGCGTGGCGGGCTCAGCTTCTGGGATCGAGCCAATGGTATCTGGGCGCTGAAGCGTGAGATCGAGGCTGAGGCCGGTGAAACGCTTTCGTTGCGCAAATTGCATGATGAGTTGGCCAAACGGGGCCTCAAGGTATCCATCGGACTACTGTCGGCCTTTGGATTTGCCGTCGAGCAACTTGCTGATCTGGGGGCGGCAACGGTCAGGCTAACCAAAAACGCGGCTCAAGAACTGCAGCCTGCCTTCAATCAACTCGAACTGTACCTAAAGCTGCACCGACAAGAGGCCGAGTGGCCTCTGCTGCGCGCCATGGTTTTGAAGACTCAGGCCCATGTCCTGGCGGAAGAGGCATTCACGGATGATCTCATCGAAGGCGTACGCCGGATCAATCCGCTCGATCCCGAGCTCCTCGTCGCCGTACTTCAGCATGCGGTTGCAGCGCACCTCGGGCAGACGGCAGCCGAAGTTCGGACGATGTGCGATGCGATCAAGCGCCATCCGAAGGCATCCCTGGAAGAGCTTCGGCGCCATCTCGATGCGCCTGCCGATGCGCTTCCACCGGCAGCGCCGGCAGCAACGACAACACGCATTCTGCCCCCCTCCTCTGCCCCAGTTTCCACGAACACAACTGCTGCTGCATCACCACCGTGCGACTCGCACGGAGTTGGCACGGCTCATGAAGCGATCCGCACGGGAACTGGCGCAGTCGAACCCTCCACGGTCACGCCGGCAGCTACTGTTCCGTCCTCATCCCCGCACACGGCTGAGGCCGGGCCAACGCCGGACGATGAACCGGCCGAGGCAGCCATCATCACCTTCGTCCGCGCCTGCGGGGTTGCGGACCTGTTCCGGCAATGCCGCGCCCTGCCCCATGGCTACTTCATGGAAGTGCCGCCCGACGGCATGTTCATCGACGGCTTCGGGGATGGTGAAGTCGAGCCGCTCCGACATGGTGGCTGGTGGATCGCCGCCATGTATTCCGGCCAGATCGATGGTGCCCTCAGCCATCTGATGCCCAAGGATTCGCTCTGGCGCCAGCTGCAGCGGATGGAGAACGGCCACGACGACACCGCCTTGCAATGGCACATCGAGACGACGCTTGGCAATCCGCCTGGACTGCTCGAGCTGGGGCAATGGCTGCTGAGGTGCCCGGATCATGTGATCGACGCTCATGAGCGCCTGGTGCGTGAGCTGCGCCGCAGCGTTGTGCAGTGATGAGGAGATCAACCATGCATCACGCCACCGTTCCCATCACGGCCCATACACTCACGATGACGGTGCTGACTTACCTGATCGATCGCGTGGACCGTGGCGATCTCACCGGGCTGCTGGGCCCGTTGGACGCCGCAGAACTCGACCAGTTGCGCACGATGACGGTGCGCGACCTGCTGGGTATCACTGACCAGGGGCGCGAGATCGTGAAGATCTCGATCGACACCCGCCAGCTCCGGGGCTGCATGTCACGGCTGCGCAACCGCAGTGAGGATGAGGCCGACCAGTTGTGGTTCATCCGCCGTGGAGCGCAGCAGTTCCTGATGACCGAGCTTTTTGGTCTCAGCGAACGTGAATTCAGGGAGCTGCGCCGACACGCCGGCATCACCGAGCGCGGACGCCCCCAGGCGCTCAAGCCCGTTACGGCCCAACAGGTTCGAAACCACTGGCAGGCCATCAATCCCCGGATGCCGCTCATCGCTCGCTACCGCGTGCTGGGCGACGCCTTCCCCGAACTGTCACTGGCCTCGCTCTACGCAGCGGTCCATGACCGATAAGGAGATCACCATGAACGACCCGCATTCGCCGTCGTGGACTCGGCCATGCTGCTCGAGTCCTTCGACGAACCGATCGTGATCCACCGCAGCTTTCTGCCCCTCGCCGGCAGTGTGAATGCGGCGCTGTTGTTGACCTGGATGATCACGCTCACCCGTGAGCAGGAAGGTGTCGGTGCCGATGGCTGGCTCTGCTTGACTCAAGCCGATTGGGCAGCCGAGACCGGGTTGTCGCGGTATGAGCAGGAAGCGGCACGCAAGGCCTTGCGTACCCGAGGACTCATCGAGGAGCGTCGCAGTGGCATGCCGGCGCGGCTCGAGATGCGTGTCCGTGCGCAGGTCGTGGCCGAGGCCCTGCGTGAACAGGGGCGGCAACGCTACGGCGCCTACCTTGAT